AGTCGAAACCGATCACGACACGCCCCTGTCTGCCGACTGACCTGACGCCGCCAGTGTCCCCAGGGGATCAAGCCCGCAGCCGCAGTTGAACCGGTGAAGACAGTAGAACCCGGGCCGCCCGACCACGGCCGCACCGGGAGAAGCACATGGCCAGCTGGGACGAATCCCTCCACGCCCGCGACGAACGCGGCCGCTTCAGCGCCGGATCCGCCGGCAAGAAAACCACCGGCGCCGAGAAAGCCGCCGGCAACGCAGCCCTGGCCGACTTCCATCCCCGCCGCTTCGCCAACAACACCGAAGCCACCGCCTACCTGCGCGCCAACACCACCAAACTCCCCGCGGCCCAGCGCGACGCCGTCAACCGCTACACCGGCGACACCTTCTTCGACACCAACAAGCACCTGCGCGCCGGCGACCACGCCGACCCCGAAGTCGCCCGCATCGACGCCGCCATGCGGCCACTTTCCGAAGACCTCGTCGTCACCCGCCACGTCCAGCCCGAAGCGTTCGGCCTCACCAACGCCACCCTCGGCCACGTCCAGAACCTCACCGGCCGCACCATCACCGACAAGGCCTTCGCCTCCACCGCCCTCGGGGACCCCTACGGCGGCGGCCTCGGTGGCGTCACCATGCACATCGCCGTCCCCAAGGGCACACCCGCGATCCTGGCCGCCGGGCTGTCCCGCAACCCCACCGAGCGCGAAGTACTCTTGGACCGCGGCCAGCCCATGGCCATCGCCAAAGTCGCCAAGAACAGCCGCGGAGGCTGGGACATGTGGCTCATCGCACTGCCCAAGGACGGCAAATGAGCGCGCTGACACCCCTGGCCAAGCAGCACGACGCCGTGTTCAGCCTCCTGAACGACGACGGCACCCAGGAGCCGATCCGGCCGCCGAAGAGCACGGGGCAGAAGCACGCCGACCGCGTGCTCGGCGTCAAGGGCATCTCCGGCAGCGGGCGTTGAACCCGTCGCGATACTGAGGTCAACGCCACAAGATCGGGACTGTGGCCAGGGAACTTAGGTTGTGGAACGCATGACCCAGATCCAGACATGGGCGCCACCTCGCTACACCAACGCGCACTTCGCCGAGGAGCAGCGCACCTGCTATGAGATGCGGCTGCGCGGAATGCCCCTGCGCGCCATCGCCGCCGCCACAGGCCTGTCCCTCACGACCGTCTGGCGCCGCATCGACTGCGAGATCACCGAAACCCTCGACCCGCTGCGCGCGAAAGTCCGCGAGCTGGAGATCGAGCGCCTGGACCGCATGCAACTGCTCGTCCTGGCCATCCTCGAGCGCGAGCACTACGTCATCTCCGACGGCCGCGTCGTCCACCGGACCGACGAACACGGCGAGAAGATCCCGCTTCAGGACTCCGGACCCGCGCTCGCCGCGATCGACAGACTCCTGAAGATCCAGGAACGGCGCGCCCGCCTGCTCGGCCTGGACGCCGCGATGAAGGTCGACGCCACCGTCACCGAGACCACGCAGCAGGACCTCGAACTCATCGACATGGTCAACGCGGCAAAGGCGAAGGCCGCCGCGGCCGAGGAGGAACTGAAGGCGCAGGCCGATGGGTGAGCACAGCCACCGCTGAGCCCACGCAAGCCGCGTTCGACCTCGACGCGTACCTGGCCGATCTCGACCCGGCGTCGCTGGCGGTGTCCGAGTGCCGCCGGCAGCTCACCAAGTTCGACCCGCTGCTGTTTGCGCTGCTGTATCTGCCGCACCACCTCAAGGACGACTTCGAGGACGCGCAGATCACCCTGTCCGAGTTCCACGTCGAGCTGGCCGCGGCCGCCAAGAGGTGGGCGCTCCCAACTCGGCGCCCCCGCGCCGATCGCGATGCCTACGTCTGCCCCCGCGAATCCGGCAAGACCACCTGGTTGTTCTTGATCCTGCCGCTGTGGGCAGCAGCGCACGGGCACAAGAAGTTCATCGCCGCGTTCGCCGACTCCGGCACACAGGCCGAGCTACACCTGCTGACGTTCAAGCGGGAGCTGGACGGCAACGAGGTGTTGCGTACCGACTTCCCCGACCTGTGTATCGCAGGCCGCCGGCCGTCCGGTGCCAACGAATCGGACACCAAGGCTCTGTTGGTGACCAAGTCCGGGTTCGTGTTCGGCGCCAAGGGCGTGGACGCCAAGACCCTCGGCATGAAGGTCGGCAAGCGGCGCCCCGACCTGCTGATCCTGGACGACATCGAACCCGACGAGAGCAACTACTCCGACTTCCAGAAGGACAAGCGCCTCGCCACGGTCACCAACGCGATCCTCCCGCTGAACATCCGCGCCCGCGTCGTCATCGCCGGCACCGTCACCATGCCCGGCTCGATCATCCACGACCTCGTGAAGACCGTTACCAGGCCCGGCGAGGAGCCCGCGGCGTGGGTCGGCGACGAGCAGATCCGCGTCCACTACTACCGGGCGATCGTCACCGACGAGGAGACCGGCGATCGCCGCAGTATGTGGCCGTCGAAGTGGCCGCTTCAGTTCCTGAAGGCGATTGAGCACACCCGCTCGTACAAGCTCAACTACGACAACGACCCGATGGGGCGCGACGGCGACTACTGGAACGCCGACGACATCGTTCGCGCCGAGCTGCCCGCGCTTACACACGAGCTGCTATCCATCGATCCGGCCGTCACCTCCAAGAAGAAGTCGGACTACACCGCCCTGGCCGTCATCGGCTATTCCGCGGCCTACCGGCGCTGCGTCGTCCGCTACGCCGTCGCCGTCAAGGTCGCGCCCGGAGAGCCGCTGCGCAAGAAGGTGATGGAGATCCTCACCGAGTTCCCGACCATCCGCGGCGTCGTCGTCGAGGTGAACCAGGGTGGCGATGTCTGGAAGGGCAGCGTCCTGACGAACCTGCCCGTACCGATCAAGACCGTCTCCCAGTCCGAGGCGAAGGAAGTTCGGGCCGCACGGCTGCTCGGTTACTACCAGCAGCGGCCGGTCCGGCTGAAGTCGGGCCAGGACCCAGCCGTCCCGGCCGGCCTGTCGATGCTGCCGCAGGTCGTGCACGAGACGCTGCTCCCTGCCGCCTTGGAGCAGCTCGTTGCGTTCCCCAAGGGCACCAACGACGACCTCGTCGATGCCATCGGCACCGGCGTGGATGTGTTCCTGAAGAGGAAGAAGCGCTCCGGCGGCGCGACGGTCGACCCGCTCTACGGCCACGAGGACGACGACGACACCTTCTGATGTGGACACCGTGAATACCGTGGCCGCAGGGATGATCTACACGTCGTCAGGAGCAAGGTGGCCACCTCGAACGCGTCCGTCGCCTCCATCTCCTACGGCGACGGCGCCGCCCCGCCTCCGTCGCAGGCGCCCGGCTCCGACCTGGAGCTGGCCATGGGCGAGCTTGCGCAGGCCATGGGCGCGTATCAGGCCGCCGAGGAGTACTACGACGGCACCCGCGCCGAGGTGTTCGCGACGGTCCGGCTGCGTCGCGCCATGGCCAGGACCGGGACGGCGTTCAAGTTCAACTTCGCGAAGAAGGCCGTGCAGGCCGTCGCCGAACGCCTGGAGATCGCCTCCGTCGACTCCACCACGCCCGGCGCGAAAGCCCTGATCGACGACCTGTGGAAGGACAACAAGCTGGCCCGCCAGTCCAAGCAGATCATGCGCAGGGCCAGCGAGTACGGCGACGCCTACGTGATCGTGTGGCCCTCGGCGGACACCGACTGGGACGGCGTCGGCATCAAGAACGTCGATGTGTTCTACAACAGCCCGATGTCGGTGCGGCTCTTCTACGACGCCGAGAACCCGCAGGTGAAGGCGTTCGCCATCAAGCAGTGGGTGCTGGCCGCGCAGAAGAAGGTCCGCGTCGACCTGTACTACCCGGACCGGATCGAGAAGTACGTTTCCAAGGCCGGGGTGCTGCACCCCAAAGCCGAGGACATGGTGCCGTTCTACGACACCGCCGACGACGTCGATCCGCAGGATGTCGACGCGGGCCCCGGCTGGCCGCGCCCGAACCCGTTCGGCGAGATCCCCGTCTTCCACTTCCGCAACGACGACCCCTACGGCTGCCCCGAGCACGAGGGCTTCTACGGCACCCAGGACTCGCTGCGCAAGCTGGTCCTGTCCCACATGGCCGGCGTGGACTACCAGGCTTTCCCGCAGCGCTACGCCCTTGCCGATGGCACCGCCGACTCCTCCGAGCTCGCCGCCGGGGACGAGGACCTGTTCCAGTACGCCCTGGACACCGGGGCCACCTCCCGCGTCGGCGACCCGCAGTCGCAGCTGTCCGCCGACCCCGGGTCGGTGTGGTGGCTTCAGGGCGTGAAGGGCGTCGGCCAGTTCGACCCGGCCGACCCCGCGACGTTCACCGACCCGATGACGCTGTACCTGCGCTTCGGCGCGCTGATCACGGACACGCCGCTGTCGAGGCTGGACCCGACCGGCGCGGTGGAATCCGGGGAGTCCCGGCGGGCCGCGAACGAGCCGTTCACGAAGAAGATCGAGGACCGGCAGGAGTCCTACGGCGACACCTGGTGCGAGATGGTCGTATTCGCGCTGAAGGTGCTGGACATCGATGACGCCGAGGTCACCGTCCGCTGGAAGTCCGCCGGCGCCATCGACGACCAGGCCGGCTGGGAGACACTGCTGGCCAAACTCAACGCCGGGCTGCCCGACAAGCAGGCGTTCATGGAGGCCGGCTACACCCAGGACCAGGTCGACGAGTGGTTCGGTGACGGCGATGACCTCCAGCTCGGCACCGGCATCCTCGTGAAGATCGGAACCGCCCTTGGCTCTCTCGCGCCTGCCGTTGCCGCCGGAGTCATTGACGACCAGCAGATTCAGCGCCTCATCGTTGCGCTGCTCGGCGACATCATGGGACCGCCCGCGTTGCCGCCGGAGCCTGCGCCGCTGCCGACGATTCCGCCTCAGGCCGCGCTTCCAGCCGGAATGCCGACGCCTCAGGACGGCCCGTACTGGGCGCAGCCGCCGGGCGCCCCGGCCGCCGAGGGCGGCGCCAATGACCGTACAGACCGCTGATACCGCACCGGCGCCGCAGTCCGCAGCGATACAGGCCGCTCTGGCACAGCAGGCGCTGCGTGCCGCCGAGCTCCTGATCCTCGAACGCGCCGCCGTCAAAGCCGTCACCTGGCCGCTGCGCCTGCAGCTGGTGGCCGTGCAGCGTGCCGCCGTGAAGGCCTGGATCGGCACCTTCGGCAGTACAACCGCGCCCGGTGACCCGATCCGCGCTGCGGCGATCGTCACGGACCTGCGCGGGCGCCTCGCCCGCATCGACACCTCCTCGGCCATCGCGCTCGGCGGCTACACCGACCGCGCCCTGAACCTCGGCGCCGGCCAGGCCATCCGCGCGACCGGCGCCGCTCTGACAGTTGACGATGTCGCGCCTGTTGTTGACGATGCGACGGCCCGCATTGCCGCGGGTCTCGAACAAGCCGTGCGGGACCAGCTCGGCAGCGCCGAGAACGCCCTAGGGCAGGCTGGAACGGGCAGTTTCGCCGACGTCGATGCCGCTCTGGGCAAAGCCCGGCGGGCCACCGCCGCCGCCGAGCGCGACACCACTACCGCGATCCAGGGCGGTGCGAACGCGGGCCGCGCCGCCGTCGCCGAAGCACTGGGCGCCGACATGCTTTGGCTGGCCGAGCCGGATGCGTGCGTCACCTGCCAAGGGTTCGCCGGGCGCATCGCAGCGGCCGGACAGCCATTCGACATCGCGTTTGCCTCCATCTTCACCGACAAGCCGCACCTGTGGCCCGCGGGTCCTGTCGAACATCCGCCGGCTCATCCTTCGTGCCGGTGTGAGTGCGTGGTGTGGCTGGGCGTCGCACCGGGCGCGACCGGCCCGTCGCTGCCCGAGGCGCTCCAGCGCGAAGCGCAGCGCTCGATCCTCAAGGGCTGGTCGCTGCCGTCCGAATCCGGCGCCGAACGGATCCGCGCCGCCCGCAAGGCGCTGGCCCGCAACCCGGCTGCGCCCGCATCGGTGAAGGCCTACAGCCGCCGCGCCGTGACCGCCGGACGGTTCCCCACCCGCACTGTGCCGCACTACAGCAGGCCCGCGGCCAAGACCAAGCCCTGAATACCACCAAGAAGAGAAAGGCACGCGCATGGCGCTCGGGACCACCAGGCCGTGGACGGTCATCGGCCACCGCAACGACGGAAGCCCCATCCACCTGTTCGCCGGCGGGGCGTCGGATGATGACGACGGCGACACCGGCATCGACCTCGAAGGCGACGGCGTCCCCGCTGGGCGCGCTGCCGACGAGGACGACGAGGAGCCGGATGACCTCGAAGAGGAGAAGCCGAAGCCCGCGGCGAAGGTCGTCACCCAGGCCGATCTGGACCGGGCCCTGGGTGCGCTGGAGAAGGAGCGCACGGCGGCCAAGGAGGCCCGCGGGAAGGTCCGCGACCTCACCGCCCAGCTGCGGGCCGCGCAGAAGGGCACCGCGCCGTCGGCCGCAGGCGACGAGGCCGCAGCGAAGGCCGTCGAGGACGCGGTCGCCGCCGCCGAGAGCCGCTTCAAGCCGATGGTCGTCAACGAGGCTGCCAGAGCCGCGCTGTTCGCTGCGGGCCTGAGCCCGGACACCGGCACAGCCACCCTGAAGAAGCTCCTGAAGATGATCGACATGGCGGACGTGGACGTCGACGAGGACGGCGTGTCCGGCCTGGAGGATCAGATCGACCAGATCAAGGACGCGATCCCGGCGCTGTTCGCCAAGCCCGAGCCGGAGCCGCCCGTGCAGAAGGTCCGCGCCCCACGGATCGACGCCGCCGGGCGTAAGAACGAGCAGCCGAAGCCGAAGTCCGCCGCGGAGCAGCATGCTGCCGCGGCCCTGGGCAATCGAAGCTGAGCCCGGACGCCGCGCGGACTGACTAACGCCAGCCGCGCGGCGTATCTTCCGATCAAAGTCCGCGATGCGCGTGAGGCGCCGCGGATGCACGAAACCGGTGACCGGTCTAGTTCATCGGCCCGCGTGCCCGTGATGGGGCGCAGGTGACACCCAGCCCACCCATCACAGACAAGGCACCCGGCGTGTCCCCTCTCCGCAACCGCACCCTGTTCGATCCCCGCGTCCCGGACCACGACCCGGGCGACGTCATCGGCTTCCGCCGCGACGGCTCGCCGATCCTCCTGGCGGCCGGTGGCGCCCGCGACAACTTCGACCACTGGATCCCGGAGGAGTTCGGGTCCGACGTCATCCAGAAGGTCATGCAGATCTCCGCGGTCGAGTCCTTCGCCCAGCGGATCCCGATGAAGACCCAGACCCGGTCCACGCCGCGGTCCGGCGGCGTCGGCGTCGACATCATCGCCAAGGGCGGTACCTACGGCGAGGACGTCACCGTCAACGACGAGGTCGTGCTGGCGGTCCAGAAGTTCGGCAAGGCCATCCGCGTCGCCGAGGAGGACATCGACGACTCCCTGGCCGACATCCTCGCCACGAAGATGACGGACTGGGGCACCGCCTACGCCAAGGGCCTGGACAACGCCTGTCTGGCCGTCACCGCCGCGAAGGCCACTTCGGGCTGCGCCTTCGACTCGGTGTACTACGCGCTGACGCAGACCGACTCGAACACCGGCTACACCGCCAACACCAACCTCACCCAGACCGGTACCGGCGGCACCACCTACGACCTGCTGTCCACGGTGGCCGGCAACGTCGAGTCCGGCGACTACTGGGACGAGGCCAGCGCCCTGTGGATCTGCCACCCGAACTTCAAGAAGAAGCTGCGCGGCATCAAGGACGGCAACGGCCGTCCGATCTTCAACGAGTCGTCCAACGGCACCGCGGGCGGCGCGCAGAACGTCCCGGACTACATCATGGGCTACCCGGTGAAGTGGTCCCTGGGCGCGAAGACGTCGGCGGCGCCGACGGCCAAGCCGACCGGCAACCCGCTGGCGATGCTCACTGTCCCGAGCTACCTGCTGCTGGGCATCCGCTCCGGCCCGGAGTCGGTGTACATCGACGGCCGCAACGGCCTCTCGGCCCTGACCGACGAGTCGATCCTCAAGATGCGCGCCCGCCGCGGTTTCGCCCTCGGCGTCGAGCAATCGGTCGCGATCTTGGAGGACAACTCCGGTAGCTGACCGGCACCCGAGCGCCGGTCACGACGGGCGCCCAGGATCCCGAGCCTGCGCGCCCGTCACCCGCGGACCACTACGGAGACCCCATGGCCAAGGCCACCAGCACCATCGACGACATCGACACCTCACCGGAGCTGCCGCAGCTCCCGGTCGAGAGCGCACGCGTGCAGCACCCGGCTCTCGACGGCGACGTCCAGGGCGAGATCGACCACCGCACCGCCGACCCGAGCGACGAGCCGGGCCGGT